CTCGCACCAAACGCCGTAGAACCGCTATTTGAGAAGATGGCCCGACGAAGCGTTTAGATGGCCACACCGCCAACACTTCAACCGCCAAGGCGACGACACGAGTTCCGCGATCAACGCAGACTTACCGCCCCGAGCAGCAGCCGCCCCCGCACATTTTGGATTGGCGCAGCGCACCATCTCAAACGTGCGACCAACCGGGCGAGAAATCTCACCGTATGGATCAAGAACACCCATCAGGTTTCCTTGATGGCCTCAAGGTTGAAAACAAACACCGGGCGGTCTTGGTTATCGCGTTCCAGCGGGAATGGTGACTGGTCAACAGCGAGCCGCAAATACCGGGTGGAGGTCAACGTCTGATTTGCTACGAGTACGAGGACACCCCACACATCAGAAGCGAGGGCTTCGGCAGTCGCATAATCATCAGCACGGACACGCACCTGAACCGACGGTCGTTCAACCTGCGGAGCAGCCGAACCAAACTGGTCATCCGGGGCAGCACCACCCGTCTGGTATAAAGCGACACACGAATCCGGGGCATCAGGGAGGCGACCCAAAAACAGGTTCGTGCCAATCGTCAAATCCTGTGTCGGAATAGTCGCCGAGTTTAGGTGGTTGCCTATGTCAAGAAGAAGAGTCATCGGATCAAAGCCTTTATGCGATTGACGATTGTTTTGCCGAAATCTTTGCGAGCCATTTTCACGGGGTATTCCAAATACTTTGGGCCACGCCCTTGACCGGGAGCGACTGGCCCAGCACCCAACGGTTTAGCCGGGTGGAATAGTTCAAGGTCTTCGTGCTGAACAACGGCGTACGGTGCGCCCGGCCCGCCGTAAGTAACTTCGCCGACAACATCTTTATGTCCGACGACAGGCATCTTTATTGCCCGACTGCGACGCAAATCACCTGTATCAAACGGGACAAGTTCAGCAGACTTCCGAGCCACCGTGTTGGTGACTTCCATGACTGCGATCCCAGCGGCTTTAATGACTTCCTTGTCGCCTTTATCTAAGAGTCTGCGTACATCTTCCAAACCTTGTATGCGTATGCCGATTTTCGCCATTAGCCACCTCGCTTAGATGTAGAGCCAACGTAAACAACGACAGCGGCTTGCCCGTTGGGGTCGCGTTTCGTGTTGACCCGGACGATGGGGCGGGTGCCGGAAATGGGGGCAGGTAAAGTGATTTCGTCGTCTACGTCCACGGTGATGGTGCCGTCAGGAATGTACGCAATCCATTCAACGTCTATGAGGTCGTTACGGTCACCCCGGTCGGACTCTGTGACCCTCGTTATGTAAGCATCGTAAGAAGTGGAACCACCGCTGAAAGTCCGTTCGCCGTAGTTGTTGACAGTTGAAGAGGTGCGTATGTCCACCGTGTCGGGTGTCATGTTGACTTTCAAGTCTGTCCAAAACTGGTCGGTGACAGCGGCCATTGCTAGTTGCTCGCCGGAGCGACATCTTTAATGCCTCCCCTGTCCATGTTTTCAAACTGGCCGGATGAGAACCACGGGTCAACTCGGTTGCTGTTGTCGCGGTCAATGTTTTTGTCGCTGATAGAAATCCCGCCCGCGTATGGAGTGGGTACTGAGCCTTCACGGTCAGCGAGCGTTTTGAGTTCTTCGGCTTGAAGCCGGTACGCCTTGGCTTTCTGCGACATAGAGACTTTGAGGTCACCCACCGACTGGTCGGCGAGGCGGGAGAACTTAGAAGCAATGGTGAGGCAGCAACGGACAGCGGCATCGTAAACCCCGGTCGTGGCGGTAGCCGAGCCGGTGACTTCTTTATTCAGCCACGCGATTTCTTCGTCGTTGATGAGTTGGTCGTTGGTGTCGGTGTCGCCGCACAGGAAACGGATTGCGTCTCTTGCGTTTGCGTCGGGGTCACCCCCGTAAGTCCATGTCATTTTGTTTCTCCGATAGAACGAGTGTTCGGTGTATGAAACGGGCAAAGGCCGGAGCCAACCGGAAACCCGGCGGCTCCGGCCTTACGCCGTTCAACTATGTTGGGACGTTTGTCTAGGCGACTACGTTTGAGAAGAAATACCCGAGGGCAGAACTCACAACTTTGAAGTCCCATGCTGACTGGATTTCAATCCGGTCAGAACGCAAGTGATCCATACGGAAACGACTCACGGCAGTTGAGGTGCCGAGGCCACCGGATTGGGCTAGGCCAGTCCAAGTGAAGTTGTACCCAGCGGTTGGTGTCAGCAATGAAGCCGACGGAGCCGAGTAGCAAAGCAAGGCATCTTTGTCACCGATTTGACTGTAGGCGGCAGTTGCGCCTTCAGCAGCGGTGTTTTGGATGGAACGCATAACGAGGACACGCTCAACGCCCAACACTTTGGCCATAAGGTCGGTGGTGATGGATTCGCTGGACGTGTACTTGAAACGGTCAATGATGTCGCTGTGGTTCTTGAGTTGCGAGAACACGGCGTATGACATGACCAAAGTGTTGGGCAGCATTCCGGTGTCGGTCAAAACGGCGTTGATGCCGGTCTGAACATCCGAGATGGGAGTGGAGCCAGAGGCTGACCACAGGGTGCCGGGTGTTACGTCGGTGTCCCAAATGCTGGTGCCGAAAAAGTTGGTTGCCCAATCTTTTTCTTGACGGATCAGCATTTGGTTTGCGATGTAACGGGTGGCATCAGCATCTGGTGCTAATGGGTTGTCTGAGTTGGCACGAACCTGATCGCCGATGTCCTTATGAAGGGCATAAACGCTAGATGAGTAAGTGCTGGTTGACAGGCCGTAACCGGAACCCGCTGACTCGGTGCCATCGGCACGAACCTGAGCGGTATCACGGAAAAAGTCTGCTTGGCTGTATGTGTAGAACTTGTCGCTCTGTTTGCTTACCGGTACCGATGGGAACACCATTGGCGCAACAAAGTTTGCTGCGTCTTGGGCGAAAGCCACCGAAATGTTGGTGAGTACGGAGTCAACATGAACGTCTGTTTGGGTGGGCTGAGGCATTTTAGTTCAGTCCTTCCTTAGGCCGCACGGCCATTAGAGATGTTGATAAGGGCAGTTGAGGTTTCACCTGCGGACGCAGCGGTAATCGCTTGCCCGGCAACCGTTACGGTCGTTTCGGTTCCACGCACAACTGGTTGCGCCTGCGAATCAGCGGAGGTGCCAATCACATCACCGGCAGCGAGGGTTGCGTCAGCAACAATCTTGCTGATACCGAAGATACAGATTTCAGCAGCCCCACCTGATGCGGGAGTGTTTTGTAAAACACCGACGGGTACATCGGTAACTGCGTCGCAGACGTTTACCGTTGTTGCCGAAGCGAGTTTCACGAAGTGGTATTGTTTGGCAGATAAGTCAGCGGCAGCGGTTAAGTTACCGAAACAAATCTGGGATGCTTCGTAGGCCATGTTTAGGCTTCCTTTTCTTGGATGTAAGCAGCGTAGACATCGGGGTGGGCTTCAGCAGCCTTGCCGATTCCGTCTGCGATGGTCTTTGCGTCGCCAGCGTCAACAAGTCCTTTGGCCAAACCTTCAAGTTTGTCCCAAGCGGAAGCGTCTTCGCTGGTTTCTTCGGTGCCGACTTCTTTGAGGACATCGGCTTCGCCAAGAGCGGTGACGCACTTGTCTAGGATGGACTCAATGATTTCAGCGTGTTCAGGTGATTCGGTGTGGAGCGCACGAAGGACAGGGGCGAACTCTTCTGGAGTTACGCCGGGCAGGGTTGCCCAGTCTTCAACACGAGCGGTTGCTTTTTCCATGTCACGTTCGGCGGTCAAAGCAGCGTTAGCGGCCTCGGCAGCGTCCAATGATTTCTGAAGAGTGTCTACGCTTTTTTGGAGCGCATCCATGTTCAGGGAGTCGGCTTCCTTCTCCACAACCTCATCAGAGGTTTCTTCATGGGTTAGTTCCATGTTTGATTCTCCGTTGTTGTTGTTGGTCATCGCCTCGGCAGCATCGGCGAGTGCTTTTTCCAGCGGGTCGGTGCTTGACTTCAGCACTAGCCAACCTTCGTGAAGATTCGCAGGATGGTCAACGCCGCTGATCTCGTTGAGATCAAGTTCAATCAGTTGGGTTGATGTTGCCATACGTTTCTCCGGGTGCTTACGAGGATGTTGAAATCATAGATGGGTGTGGGGCGGGATGGGTGACGGTTACAGGTTGTCGCCTTTTCCCCGGTGCCAGCCTTCGTGTTCGGCGAGCCGTTCGGCGGTGTGGTC